TGGCCATGAAATTCAAAGGAATTCAAAATTTAATTAAACTAGGCCATATAAATATTCAAGGTACTCGTAAATCAGGAGAGTATGCTACTACACATGGTAATACCGAACTAGTAGCAAGATTAATTCGTTACGTAATGGAAGTAATTCTTAATATAAATGTTGATAATTATGAACTACTAGTAAAAGGAGACGATTTTGTAATATTTGTGCAACCGATGGATAAAGAAGCCATTAAAAACGCTTTTAAACAAGTCTTCGAAACAAAAGGCATTATACCAGATGGTAAATGCAAATATAAATCTGGAACAGCTCTTAAATTCTTGAAATTTGGTACAATCTTTGATACAGACTTCTGCTCAACAGAAACATTCTATTGTAAAGATTGTAAAACACATAGAGTAACCAGAAAATTACAAAGGTATTACACATTAACACCATTCACTAGGAATTTGAATTCAGCAAGTAAAGAAGAAGTTTCAAATTACAAAAATGCAATTTATGAAGCTGATTTGAAATGGAGCGACAATTTACAATTATTCCAGTGTTTTGGTGAAAGATTTAAAAGCAAAGTTTACCCATTAAAAATTAAAAAGGGTAAAAGTAAGGAAATACTAAAATTAGAAGATGGTAGTGATGACGTTGTAGATACTGATTTCAATAAATTCATTGAAAGTTTTGGAATATATCATACTAAAGCCTTGAAAGAAATGTATCATGCATACAAATTACATCCTAAAAATAGACCGCAAAAATGTTGTGATTATTGGCATAAGAAAGTATGTAGTTTGAAATTCGGTTGGACAATGGAAGAAATTGATACAATTATTGATGGTATTAAAAATTATAAAGATGTTAGCGACATATTAAAGCGTGGTTTTGACCATAACGACAAAGCCTACGAGGCTGATTTTTCTTTTTATTATGATCAAATATAAAAAGGGGTTATTATTAAAATATGCTGAAAACTACTTATTAAAATCAACAAATCTAAATTTATATTAAACACCGCAAGTTAGGACATGGTTATTTGATTATAACTACATGTAATTCCAGTTGCGTTTGTATTAAGTTTAATATATAGATAAGTTGTGAAATACGATAGTAAATTCAGTCATATCAATTAAAAGGTTTTCTTTTCTTAAAATACCCGGAC